GCACGGTTTAAAACCACCAAGCCCCCGCTTAAAGGCAGGAAGAACAAACGCCGTGGAACAAAAGAAAGTAACTGGCGTGAATATTATGGCTCAAACGACGAACTCAACAAAGACATAGAACAACTAGGCACAGAAAACTTTCAAAGAGAAATACTCTACTATTGTAAAAGCAAGGCAGAATGCAGTTATATCGAGGCACGAGAACAATTCAGACACAAAGTCTTAGAAACACCACAATACTATAACGGACATATACAAGTCCGTGTCCATGGCTCCCACATTATAAACAAATTAAGTAGTAACAGCTAACACAGGCTAATCTCGTGTGTACCAAACCTGACAGTAACGTGTGCAGGGACGTAAGACTTGCCGCTACAGCAAGCACTCAATCACTACCCATATGGATGAAGACTCTCAATGCTAGAGTTTGATTGTTTGAACAGGATTCAATAAAGCTAAAAAGACGTAGTAGCGATACTACACGTTTATGTAATATGTTAGCGTATGTTATATAAATCGCCGTTGTTATAAAGACGGAGCTCGAGGTACCGGACAACCGCCTCTGTAATGCTCTAATGCTAAGTGACTGTTATACTCAGATGAAGCAGTTTACTTTTTTGCCCGCCCTGGGCAAAGAGTGACCATGTGATCTAGATGAAACGTCTAAAAACATATCATTAAAAAACAAGTTGATGAGTGATAACGAAATCAACAGACTAACGAAGTTAGTCTTAAAAGAATGGCATTCCTGACTTTTTAGTTGTTTCTAGATTATCTTTGATTAGTTTGGACATAAGTGATCTATCTTCTTGTGACAAAGACATACCTTCATCATAGGAAAGACTACCCCGCATATACCAACACAATTTAAGGATTTCTTCTTTTAAGGCTTTTGACTGTTTATCTAATGTGTCAAAGTAATCAAGCATGTCTGATTCAGACATGGCCAAAAGCCTTAGCCGAAAAAATTACTGAACTCAAAACTCATTGAAGCTTCGTACTGCTTCTCGCATTCAGGGCAACCAACATCAAACGGTTTAATTTTGTTTTGCGTTGCCAAGTGTTCTACATGGGTCTTGATTGTTTCGTAAACTTTCCTATCACAGTTGTTTAAGAAGTCCAGTATGTGCTTTTTATTAGTAACATTAGTCTCGTCCATTGTGATACTTTCGATGCTATCTACTATAACACTTACATTAAGATCCGTTACTTGTGGTAGTAACTCATTGAATCTTTTGGTTTTTTCTTCTTCACTTAGGTCACTTGCCATGATTGTTTGCAGTAAACTCTGTGTCTTGAAGTTTGCTAGGTTACTGTTGTTAACAGTTTCGAATAGTTGAGGTTTGAATTGTATTATCAGTTCGTCTGACGCTATACTGTCAAACACAGGTTCTGTCATGGTATCCATTAACACTCGCAAATCTATAGCGTGTTCGTTAGTTTCGTTGCAATGCTTGCATTGTGATGTGATAGTAAGTTCATCACCGTAACTGGCTATTCTTAATGCTACAAGAATAGCGTCAAGATCACATGCAGGAATCTTCCATGCATTTTTAATGTTGGGTAAACAGCTGGTAATTACATTAACAGTGCCTTCTCCGTTAAGCAGTGCGTCCGGAGTTTTGATTGTGATCTCATCCTTGACTGTCATCGGGTATACTGGAATCTGTCCTGACTCAGGAAGATCTATAGATCCTGCAGGCCAATGCTTGCCTTTGCTAGGGAGTTCTAAATAAATTGCAGGTTGTCTAAAGTGTTTTGCTAACGGGTTATTTGGTTCATTTACCATGGTTTTGAATCCTATAAATAGTATTACTAGATACAATTATTTATAAGTGAAAACATATGGCTGTTAATATTAATATTCCTGGAATCGGCACTGTCAGTGCTTCTGATGCGGCTACTGAATCAACGTTACGAGCACTTTTAGCCGCCACACAAGGCGCTAACACGATTATACGGTCCAACGAGTCTACTATAGCGTACCAACAGGCACTCCAAGAACGATCAGCGCAAGCAACTAATGCGCATATGACCTCGATTGGATCTAATACAAGGCGAGCAGGAACAGATATTAGCAGATTTGCAGATGACGTATCAAGTGGTCTTGCTGGCGTAAATCAACGGACGTATGCACTTCGACAATATCTAGTAGATCTAAGTCATGCGGCAGCCGCACTTACTGATCGATTTGTCTCAAATTATGAAAGTTTGGCTACTGACCCGGTAGGCAGTTCAGTTAAAACAGTTAATACTTTAATTGATTTGTTTACGGGCGCACTAAGCGGCCTATTGGGTACGTTCACCAGCTTTGGTAGTAAACTACTATCGGTAGAAAAAAACTTCAGCATTGCTAAATTTTTATCTGGAGTCGGGGACAAGATTGGTGAAGCCGCCAAGTATGTAAATGAGTTTCTTGGCAAACAATTACAAATTACGTTAGACAGTTTCCGAGAATTTAATCGTATGGGAACTACGTTTGCTGACGGTATGAGTACTATTAGAGCCGCAACCGGCAGTGCTGGAATATTACTGCAACAGTTTACACTAGGTATTAGATCGTCGATTGACAGTGTTAGAAATCTAGGTATAGGTACAGAATCAGCGACTATGTCAGTTGCAAGAGTTATGGAGCAGTTGGCAAAATCAACGCATGATATTGTAGTAAGACAACTTGATGATCAAGGAAACCTCGTAGCAGTTACGCAAACACAAAGTACATATAGAGAATCTCTAAGAAGATTAGGATACGAAATTGAAGATCAGATAGCATTGTCAGCAGACTTCTTGGCTGTCCAACGTGCGTCAATGTCTTCGGAACAATTTAGGGAGTATACACGCAGGGGTATAGACCAAACAGTTGCCAAAGATACATTAGACTATGCAAAAAATCTAAGACTTATAGCCAATCTTACTGGAGCAAATGCGTCAGAATTGGCCAAAGAAGCAAGAGACAAACAGCTGTCTGCGGTAGCTCTAGCTAATCTCAATGCGGAACAAAGGAAGACATTTGGCCAAGTGTCAATGGCATTAATACAATTTCCTGTAGTTCAAAAAGCAATAGACCAGTTAATTGCTACCCAAGGCGGCAATTTCCTGGACCCTGCTTTACAGTATATAGCGGGACAGATTCCGGAATTTGATCGAACCATACGTGGAATTTACAGTAATATTGTTGACGGGGTAATGACTCCCGCGGATGCAGCCCTGGCCACATCCAGGGACGTGGCTACTGTAGCTAGAGTCCTCGAGGAAAATCAAAGGGTGTTAGGACCAATTATTAATGCCGCTACGCTTGGTGCAGGCGGCACGATATCACGCGATGTAGTTGATATCATTAATGGTATTAATGCTATTACAATAGATCCACGAGCTGTAGACGCTACTAGAATTGCTATAGAGGTAGCGGCTAGCGCACCAGATAAACTTACTCAAAGTTTGAATAAGTCCGCCGAGACTATGTTAGAGATTTCCGCTGGAATTGAAAGGATCAGTACAGGCAATATATTAACAACATACTCTAGCTTTTTAGAAAGAGTTAACAACGGAGTAAGAGTCTTTGTTGAAGGAATTGCAAATTTGCCTACGAGTGCATTGAACGCAATCCTGTCAGGGAAGGGTATTGTTGACACTGTTATTGACTCTGTAGGAGGGAAAAATAATACAACTACAGATAATCCTTACCGATACAATCCCGTCGACCCTGATAGAAATAACTATAAAGGTGGATACCAAGGTGATGGGTTGCTCCCGTCTCAAGGTGCTTCATTATCCGGTGGCAGTAATGTTGCAATTGCTGGGCTAAATGGCGGTGATGTACTTGCTGTTATGAAACAACAAGTAGCGGAAACTAAAAATGTAACGGCTCAAGTAATTGCTGCCGCGCCAGGATCAAACGCAGACAAAGAAAGTTTAGCAGAACTTAAAGAAGTTAAAGGACTCTTGGGGCAACTAATACAAGCAGTAGACAACAACACTAGTGTTGCCCAAACTACTGCTCGCGCAAATCAAAACCAAGCAGATTCATCGTTTAGATATAATGCCTTCGGCTAGTGATGCGATAAATATAACACAACTTCGGAATCACTAAATGACCTGGCGAAAATATTTTAAAAGTAGCAACATACCTAGCAACGTAAGTCCTATAGGCAGTGGCCGTAGCAGTGGTGCAAACCCTGACTATCGCAACTTTGAGAGCAACTTGCCTGACGTATACATTGGTCACCCAAATCGTACTGAACGTTATAATCAGTACGAGCAGATGGACATGGATTCAGAGATCAATGCCGCACTGGATATCCTTGCCGAGTTTATGACACAAACTAACGAATCAAACGGCACAAATTTTGACATACACTTTAAAGATAGTCCTACAGACAACGAAGTAAACATAATCAAAGAACAGTTACAACAGTGGGTATCACTTAATGAATTAAACAAACGCACGTTTAAGATCATACGAAATACGATCAAGTATGGAGATCAAGTATTTGTGCGTGACCCAGAGAACTTCAAGTTATTTTGGGTAGAAATGAGTAAGGTCACAAAGGTTATTGTTAACGAAGCAGACGGTAAAAAACCTGAACAGTACCTAATTAAAGATATTAATCCTAACTTTCAAAATCTCACAGTTACATCAGTAGCCGCAACAGACACTTATATTAATCATCCACAAATTGGCGGAGGTGGTGGCGGTGCTTACACACAGCCAAACACTCCATATTCAGGTGGTAGCAGATTTAGTCATGCGCAAAATGAAACTGCTATTGATGCACAACACGTAATACACATGAGTTTAACAGAGGGATTGGATGCATTTTGGCCATTCGGCAACAGTGTGTTAGAGAATGTGTTTAAAGTTTACAAGCAAAAAGAACTGCTTGAAGACGCTATTATTATATACAGAATACAGCGAGCACCAGAGCGTAGAGTATTCAAAATTGACGTAGGTAACATGCCAACTCACATGGCAATGGCTTATGTAGAACGTATTAAAAACGAAATACACCAGCGGCGTATCCCGTCACAAACTGGTGGCGGCGCTAACATGATGGATGCTACGTATAATCCATTAGCAATGATGGAAGATTACTTCTTCCCCGTAACAGCAGATCAACGTGGATCAAGCGTTGATGTTTTCCCTGGAGGACAGAACCTAGGCGAAATTACAGACTTGCGTTTCTTTACAAACAAACTGTTCCGTGGACTGCGTATTCCTAGTAGTTATTTGCCAACAGGGTTGGAAGACGGAACACAAAGTTTTAATGATGGGCGTGTTGGCACAGCACTAATACAAGAATGGCGCTTTAATCAATATTGTAAGCGTCTGCAAAATATGATTGTTGACAAACTAGATCAAGAGTTTAAAACATTCATGCGATGGCGTGGTATTAATATTGATAGTCAACTGTTTGATCTTAAGTTAGCAGAGCCACAAAACTTTGCACAGTATCGCCAAGCAGATGTTGACTCAGCTCGTATTGCAACATTCGCACAGTTAGAAGCATTTCCTTACATGAGCAAACGTTTCTTGATGAAGCGTTATTTAGGTATGACAGAACAAGAGATGACCGAAAACGAAGAAATGTGGTCACAAGAACAGGGCGACATAGAAACAGCACCAGCAGACGATGCATCATTGCGTAACGTTGGTATAAGTCCAGGTACTATTGCAGGCGACCTAGATAATGTAGAAACTGCTAGTGAGGTTCCGCCTGGAGCTGAAGGATCTGTGGGAGGCGTACCATCAGGGGTTCCGAATACAGTAGGCCCAGGTTCAGCGCAAGGTCCTGGACCAGGAGCCGCAGGAGCCCAACCGTCAGCCCAAACTGCAGGATAGTATAAATAATACTATGTTTTTAGCTGAACTATACCAAAAGACCGAAAAAGGTTATTATTCGCCAGGCGATGACAACTCTACTATGCAATTGAGTGACATGCGCAAAGGTTCACGACTTACTCTTGGCGACTTAAACAGACTACGCATGAGTAACGATGTGCGTAAAATCGAACACGAAAAGAAACTGACTCGTGTGTCAACACAGTACAAACCACCTGTAGAAGCTGGTGGTATCGGCTTATAGCCCACAAATCACTTCAAAAAACACCTATTTAACTAGTAATATACCTATATTTGTTAAATACTCAACAGCCATATTAAATTAAGGAGTCACTATGAACAAATATGAACAGCTTATAGAATATATCATCAACGAAGATGAAGACAAAGCCAAGGCTTTATTTCATGATATCGTTGTTGAAAAATCACGAGACATTTATGAGACTTTGATGGACGAAGAAACCGTTGATGAAACAATTGGTGGAAACGAAGTCGAAGACTTGGTAGACGAAATACAAGCCGACGAAACCGACGGCATTCCTGAAGACGCAGAAGAAGAGATGGACGCTGAAGAGGAAATGATGAGCGGTGACGACGAAGAGTCCAACGGAGAAGAGAGCGAAGATCTCGAAGACAAAGTAATGGACTTAGAGAAAGAACTAGACGAGCTTAAAGCAGAATTTGATGCATTGATGGCAGATGAGATGGACGAGCCAGCACATAGCGATATGGAAATGGACATGGACATGGACATGGGCGCTAGTGATTCCGAAGCTGACGAGTTAGAAATGTATGAAGGCGATAAGAAATACAAGAAAATGGAAGAAGACGAAGTCGACGAAGCACATTGCACGCCTGCACACAGAAAAAAGAAAATGGAAGAAGACGAAGAAGTAGTTGAGGATGCAGAGGAAGTTGCAGAATCAACAAAGCCAAAAGCAAAATACTCTAAGTCAGCAGTTGATCTTATGCGTGAGTACGTTGAAAAAGTTGCAATGCCAGCAGGCGAAGATAACAAAGCAGTATCACCAGTTGCAGGATCAAATGACATGGGTGGTACGGCAGTTGACTTTGACGCAGGCGGAGACAGTAACCCAGACGGAACAAGCGCACCTAAGGAAGGTAAAGTAGATAAAATGCCACATGCTGGTAACTACCAAAACGTTCCAGGCGCCAAAGCAAATCTTAGCAAAGCAACAGGTGCTAAAAATACCGAAGAGGCAGGCGTTAACACCAAGGCTGTCGAAGGTGACAAGTAAACTAGGACAATAATATGGCTTTGTACCTAAAAGAGAATCTTACTTTTGACCGGGCCAAGATTGAGGTCATCTCAGAAGACAGCAATACTGGTCAAGGTAAGAATCTTTATATGAAAGGGATATTCATTGAGGGAGGCGTCAAAAACGCTAACGAACGTGTTTATCCGCTTCACGAAATTGAAAAAGCCGTTTCGAGTATTAATGAACAAATCAAAGAAGGACACAGCGTCCTAGGCGAAGTAGATCACCCAGATGATTTAAAAATTAACTTGGATCGTGTATCACATATGATTGAAAGTATGTGGATGGACGGACCATGCGGCCACGGTAAACTTAAAATCCTTCCAACACCAATGGGAAAACTAGTTGAATCTATGATTACTAGCGGTGTTAAGTTGGGTGTTAGTTCACGTGGTAGCGGCGAAGTTAATGAGAGTTCGGGACACGTTAACAATTTTGAAATTATTACTGTTGACGTTGTCGCACAACCAAGTGCTCCACATGCTTATCCAACCCCAATTTATGAGGGGTTAATGAACATGCGTGGTGGACACAACATATTTGAAGTAGCGAAAGAAGCTACTCAAGATCAAAGAGTACAAAAGTACCTGAAAGAAGGCGTTTTACGCTTAATCAAGGACCTTAAGTTAAAATAGGAGAACTAGATGTTAGATGCTATCAAGCCATTGATAGATAGCGGTATCATTAACGAAGATACGCAAGAAGCAATTACTGAGGCATGGGAAGCAAAACTTTCCGAAGCCAAGGAAGTTGCACGTGCAGAACTTCGTGAAGAATTTTCGAACCGCTATCAACATGACAAACAAGTAATGGTTGAAGCTCTAGACAAAATGGTAACTGAAAGTCTCCAGTCAGAACTTGAAGAATTTGCTTCAGAAAAGCAAGCACTTGCTGAAGATCGTGTGAAGTTTAAAACACACATGAACGAAAGCAGTACTAAATTTAATGATTTTATGGTAACAAAATTAGCAGAAGAAATCAAAGAACTTAGAACAGATCGCAAGCAGTACGAGAATAGTGTATCTAAACTCGAACAGTTTGTTATCAAGCAACTTGCAGAAGAGATTCAAGAGTTTGAGCAAGACAAGCAGGCAGTAGTAGAAACAAAAGTCCGCTTGATTGCTGGAGCAAAAGACAAATTAGCAGAATTACAGCAGAACTTCGTATCACGTAGTTCGGCACTTGTTAAAGAGTCAGTTGCTAAAAACCTAGAGTCAGAAATGACTCAACTCAAAGAAGACATCCATCAAGCACGTGAAAACATGTTTGGTCGTCAAATCTTTGAAGCCTTTGCTTCAGAATTTGCTGTTACTCACTTAAATGAGAACAAAGAAATCCAGAAGTTGCAGGCTGTTGTTGTTGCTAAAGAGGAAGCTCTCGCAGAAGCTAAATCACAAGCAGAAGAAAAAGCAACAATTGCTGAGTCGAAAGATAAAGAAATTAAAATGATTAAGGAATCGGCGGAACGCAAGGATACACTTGCTGACCTGTTGAAACCACTTAATAAAGAGAAAGCCGCAGTGATGAGCGAACTTCTCGAAAGTGTGCAGACTGCTAAGTTGCAGAAATCATACGACAAGTATCTACCGGCAGTTTTAAACGCAAACGGCAGGACAGTTAACGAAGCGAAAGCAGTGTTAACAGAAAGCCGTGTTGAAGTTACTGGTGATAAATCTGCTAAACAAACCAACGCAAGAACACAAGACGACAATAATAATGTTGTTGAGATCAAGCGTTTAGCAGGGCTTTAATAACCCTAAAAGGAAAAAGGAAAAGAAATGACACAAGCACTATTAGAAAGCCGTTGGGGCGAAACAAAAGATGCCCTGTTAGAAGGACTAAATGGCTCCAAGCGTACTACAATGGGAGTTATTCTTGAAAACACCCGCAAGAGTTTGCAAGAGACCGCTACTGCTGGCTCAACAGCCGCTGGTAACGTTGCTACATTGAACCGTGTAATTTTACCAGTCATTAGACGAGTAATGCCAACCGTTATTGCTAACGAAATTGTTGGTGTACAGCCTATGACAGGTCCAGTTGCACAGATTCACACACTACGTGTACGTTATGCTGATAACGCTACATCAACAGCGGCTGCACCATTTGATACAAGCGTTACTGCTGGTGACGAAGCACTATCACCATTTAAGATTGCTACAGTATATTCAGGTAGTACTGCTACCGGTCGTGCTGACAGCACAAGTACACTTGAAGGTACACCAGGTAACAAGATCAACGTTCAGATCTTAAAGCAAGTTGTTGAAGCTAAGACACGTAAGCTATCAGCACGTTGGACCTTCGAAGCCGCTCAAGATGCGCAAGCAATGCACGGCTTAGATATTGAAGCAGAAGTTATGGCAGCTCTTGCACAAGAGATTACAGTTGAAATTGATCAAGAAGTTCTTGGTTCACTTCGTAGTCTTGCTGGTACTGAGTTCACATATAACCAGGCAGCAGTATCTGGTACAGCTACTTACGTTGGTGATGAGCATGCCGCATTGGCAGTTCTTATCAACAGAACAGCTAACTTGATTGCATCACGCACACGTCGTGGCGCAGGTAACTGGGCAGTTGTTTCACCAGCCGCTTTAACAGTTCTCCAAAGCGCAACAACAAGTGCTTTTGCACGTACAACTGAAGGCACATTTGAAGCACCTACAAACACCAAGTTTGTTGGTACATTGAATGGCGCAATGAAAGTTTATGTAGACAGCTATGCTGGCGATGCACAGGCAGTTCTAGTTGGTTACAAAGGTTCAAGCGAAGCAGATGCAGCCGCATTCTATTGCCCATATGTTCCATTAATGAGCAGTGGTGTTGTGTTGGATCCATCAACACTTGAGCCAGTAGTTGGCTTTATGACACGTTATGGTTACGTTGAGCTTACAAACACAGCTTCATCGTTCGGTAACGCGGCAGATTACTTGGGTGAGATTGCAGTTTCAAATCTTTCATTCCAGTAATAGCTACAAAAACATCCTAGTTTTTAAAATAGGAAAAAGCAGAAAAGGAGTCGAAAGACTCCTTTTTTGTTGGCTTGAATTTCTCATTGGTGCATAAGTATTGTAATGCAAACTATCGTAATGGCAATTTTAGTAACAGTGTTGACCACAGACGGAACACATTCAACAGGTTATCACCAGCATGGTCCAGAATTCTACAACCTGGGTGCATGTCAACGCATAATTGGCAACAGAGATCTTCTTCCTGAAATATACGAAGATGTGCGCAGACATATAGGTTCACATTTAGTTAAAACTAGAGAAATTGGATGCTTCACCAAAGAGGCACTGAGAGAAACTAACGACTTGCTTAACTTTGATTCAACACCTTTTCTGTCAATATAAAACAAAATAACTTGACTTAATATGACGGTTAGTGTATAAATATATATACGTTCAGCTGAGAGGCCGGAAGTAGACTTCATTATTAGTCGAAGGAACGCATTATCATCGTTCATCTCGAAAGAGACGGAAGTAGGTAATGGTTACCGAAGGAACGCACCTAACTGTGAAAAGGAGGGTGTTATTATGACAATGTGGACTCGCTATTGTAGAGAGCAAGCACAGAAAGACTATCACAAGTCTCAAATGCTTAAAATCTTGTTGTTACGTGCAATACACGAAACAGACAAGTGAACTTCAAGGGGCTGAAACGCCCCTTTTTTGTGACTACTATTACATAAATACTACTGTTCATATAAATCTTTATATGTTCTTATGCGGAACCAAACCGCGTAGGCCTAGAACGCCACTTAATTTAAGGAGAAACAAAATGGGAAGACCTATAGCAAAAAAGTTTATTGGCGAAGGCGTTGGCAAGATTGCAATTACAGCAGTTAAGTTTGCAACCGGCAGCGAAGTTCTTAGCGGTGCAGATATTCAAAGACAAAGAACAGCTAAAAGTTTCGTTGTATCTGACGGATCTAAAACAGAAACATGTACACTGGTTAACAAGTCAATTGGTGCCTTGGGTGCTAGTGAATTTACCATCAACGTTACCGACAACGATGGCGACCAACAGCAAGTTACCAAGATGACCAACAGAAAAGTTTACACTGAAGGTACTACTTGGAAACAGTGGACAAAAGATGCCGACGGCTCAGCATCGGGTGCAGTTCAAAAAACAATCACAGGTGCAACAGCGGCCAACCCAGTTGTTATTACATCTGCCGGTCACGGACTTGCAAATGGAACTAAAATTTCAATCCGTAAAGTAGTTGGTATGGTTGAGCTTAACACTGAAACCGGCTATACAGTGGCAAGTACTGCAACTAACACTTTTGCATTATCTGGAGTTGACGGTAGTGGATTTACTACTTACACATCAGGTGGTGATGTAACTGTTGCGGCAGCAGGTGCAGACGATGTGATAATAGATACACAACAGTCTTAATATCAAAAGAAATATAAAGTAAAGTTTTATGTGTTAACTGATTAACCCGCTTCGGCGGGTTTTTCTTTGTCTACCAACATTTCAATCTGCATAAATATAATGAATAAGGATTTTGATAATGGCTGTAGTCAACAATTTAAACACAGATTTCTTAATAACCACAAAAGTAAATCCTTCTGCGAATATCACATTGCAGAGTTCCACTGTTTATATAGATGGTGACTTGCAGGTTGGCGGAAACAGCACGGCTATTTCTAAAGTAGATTTGGAAGTTACTGATAATCTGATTACATTGAATAAGGGTGAATCAGGTGCAGGAATTACATTAGGTAGTGCCGGGATCGAAGTTGACAGAGGTAGTTCTAGTACAGTTGCCCTTCGATTTAACGAAACTGTCGACAAGTGGCAGATTACAAACGACGGCGCAACCTATGCAAATATACATACCTTGGCTGCTGACGAAAATCCAACATTGGGTTCTAACTTAGACGTTGCCGCATTTACTATTTCAAGCGAATCAACTGACTATGTTAAGTTTGATAGTAATTTAGCAGTTAGATATACAAGTGTAGTCCCTGTCGCAGTTGCAGATCATAGTGTAATTTATACACAAACACCAAGTAACGGACAAAGTGGAGTTTACATAACAAGTACAAGCGATGCTGATAGACAGGTCAGCACAGTAAGAAATTCAGTAGTATATTCATTAGTATTGTAAGGATAAACAAGAATGGCGATTCATAGCAATTTATTAGGGAGTGGGGTAGCAGGTAATATTACTGTATCAGATGCTACCAATGGTGATGCAGTTACCACAATGTATTTTTGTAATACACATACCGTCCCAGTTACATTTAACCTACATGTGTGCCCAGCAGGTTTTTCAGCAAATGGCAATAACGTAGTGTATTCGGATAAAGTTATTGCGCCAGGCGATACTTATGTAGTTGATTGGGAAAAACTTGTATTGGGCTTTCACGACACATTGCAAGCAAATGCAAATGTAGCAAGTAAAATTGTAGCAACAGTAAGCACAATAGGACTATAACGCTATGGGACGTTATGTTAAAAAAATTGAGGTAATAGGTGGGAAGAGTGCCCTTGCATTGCAAATTCCAACCAGTTCAAACAGTATTGGACCTGAAGTACTTGAAAATGGTTTGCTTAGATGGAACACAGACAACAGGCGTGTTGAGTTCTGGTACGAGAATGCATGGCAAACCATTGCCAAAGTAGGCACTGTGCAAATTACCACAGACGAATTCACAGGCGACGCAGTGGGCACAACATTTACCATGGGCCAAGCAGAATCAGATGCAAACGCAGTTATTGTACAAATTGGAGGAGTATATCAACAACCAAATGTTAACTACACAATGAACGGTAGTACCACAATTACGTTTACCAGCGCACCACCTGCTCCGGGAGTGAACCCAAATAAAATAGTTGTTGTGCATAATATAAACAGCACTGACTCTGTTTATGAGTAGGAAACGTTAAATGGCAATTGGGAAAATTTCCGGTGCAATGCTTTATGCAAACCTTGACCGCCAAGGTATAGATTTAGCATTTGAATCAAACTTACTTTACTTAGATGTAACCAATCACAGAGTTGGCATAGTCAACTCCTCCCCTGCCTATGCATTAGACAGCAGTGGCAATGTAAAAATAGCAAATATAATAGTAGAAGGAAGCACCCTTAGTTCTAACACTGGCGTTGTGTCTTTTGGAAGCAATGCCAATGTTAGCATCACAGGTGGAATAGATGGCCAATTTTTAACTACAGATGGTAGTGGAAATTTAAGTTGGAGTGCACCGATTGATACTGCCGCAAATCTAGCACTAGGCACAGTTGGCGATGGATCGCTTTGGCCCACAGGCATGGTAAGCAGTTGGACAGGAACAACACTGCTTGGCGATGCTGTTGACGATGTAAACGAGTGCATGTTCAACATAATGAATTCAACAGCAGTTGCTAATGTAGCATTTACTGCTGATACAACATCAGGTGGTGCTGGTACAGCAGTTACATTAACCATTGCCTCACTAGGTAATCCTAATAGGTACGACATTAATTGGGGCGACGGCACAACTGATAGTAATCAAACAGATTCAACCCCGACACACACATACAGCACAAACAGTGGATCACCATTTACTGTGAATGTAAGAGCATACAATAATGGTGGTATTGGTACGTGTAGTGAAATGTATTACGAACGTGATGATTATATCATAATTTACACAGCTGATCCTGTTGTAACTTTTGCGGCTTACACAGCAAGTTCAGGCGGGAGTCCAATTACGCAGTGGGACGATGGCGACACAGTTTACTTTGAAAATACCACAACCAATACAAGTGGTGCTACAGTCCAGTATACTTGGACCTGGGGTGATGGAAGCAGTAATAATGTAATATCCAGCGACGCATCTGCAGGCGGGGTAGGCGGCGGCAGACTAGCACATACATTTAGTGCAAGTACAGAACAAGAACAAACAAGAACAGTAACACTAACACTAGATAGTCATACAACAGCAACCCCAGCAGTGATACCAACCAATGATTCTAGTGCGTTTA